TGAGCCGTTCATGACTGCATCTTGTACGTTTGTACTTTCGGGGGCTACTTGAGCGTTACCTACTTGTTCTGACATACTATCTCCTATTTTAAGGTTATTTTAATTTAGCAACTATAAAATCTAAAATGCAATAATTAAGATTGCTCGTTTTTAGCAACATCTTGCTTGCTAGATTCCATGTCGTTTTTCATTTCGTCTCTCATTTTCTGAAACTCAACTTTTAACATTCCTCTTAGAAGTTTTTGTTGTGCTTCAGTTTCAAGAACATCTTTTCGTATTTCGTTACCAGCATCTCCAACTTTCATTTTAATACCCGCTTGTACTAATTGACGTTGAAGAGTTTCGATTGTTCCATCTTTTTCTTTTACTAATTCTTGTATAGATTGTAATTGACCTTGCATTTGCGATACCATAGACTTTCTTTCTACTATTTTCTCTTTATTTCTAATATCTGTTTCAGCTAACATTGCAACATCATCAATTAATCCAGATTGATACCACCTAAAGTATTCTTCTAATAATGCCCATCTATTCAATGGTAATGTTGCACCAGCAATGATTCGTACATCAAATCTAGCAGCTGCATAATCTTTATATTTACCAATTGCTTTTCCATAATCATTATATAGATTAACATTAATTCTTACTTCTTTTTCTTCTTGGTTGCCACCCTCTGGTTGCACAATCCTAAATACTTTTTCAATATTGTAGTGTTTCTGAGCCATCATCTTAAATACTCTACCTATATGCTCTAGTGATGGTTCTACAATACTATTCATCCATGCTTTTAATCTTCTAGTTCCAAACTCATCATTTGCTAGTAATCCACGATATGTCTCTGCTTGGTCTTGAGAAAATCCCATCATTGCAGATGGTACTCCACTAATATATTCTGCATCTGTCTTACCTTGTTGAACTACTGTAAAAAATGCATTATTGATAGGTGCTGGTTGTATTGGTGTGGGAGGGGAAAAACCTGGCCTGTACTTTAACAATGCTCCTGGCGCTGATGAATACTTTTCCCATTCATCTTCTGGTACAGAACCTTCTTCGTACATCCATCTAAGATTAGAAGAAAGGTTTGCATTATGTAACATTATTTGATGAGCTTTGTTTATTTCTTGTTGTTTTCCTATTAATGGAGTTACAGCACTCATAGCGAATGGAGTTCCTGTGTACATATATGGAATAGGTATTATAGGATACTCACTAATTGGTATTGTTTGTTCAAACAAAAATGTATCATCTCCTACGCTACAAGTCTTTATTATTCTATTTTCATAAAACTCTATTGAATCAACAATGTTCTTTTTAAAATTTTTATCTTTTTCAAATTCAAGATACTGAGATTCAGACATTACTTGTTCTTTAATTATAGTAGCTTCAGACCTTGCTTGAGATATTAATTCCATCTCTTTTTCTTGTATTCCTTGAGCTGCCATTTTTTGAGAATTTTCAATCATTAACTTTGCTCTTTCTGGAATTACCTCACCTTCTTGAACTTGTTGTTCTATCTGTAATTGTTTTTCAACTAATTGAACTTCTATTTCTTGTTTAAATGCCTCTAATTGTTCTTGAACTGCTTCTTTCAACATTAATAGTTCAGATTCACTAGGTTCAATCTTTATATAAACATTGCGATATTTAAATTTTTTCTTTGAGTATGTTTCGTAATATGGAATAATATCGTCATCCTCTGCATCCATATTAACACCATAAGTTAAATCTTCTGGTTGTATACTATCCGTAAATTCTGCGTCTCTCTGAGAATACGATACGACATCACTTCCTTTTGTTACTTTTTTAATCTTTGCTTGAAATTGAGGTAACATATTCATGAGTCTTGCTCTTGATATGTTTTTTCTTATCTGTATAAAAGTTGCGTCTCTAAATAAAAAATCTCTACTCGCTGGGTCTACAAATACATCGTATGGGTCTATTCTATTAAATCGGACCTCCCCCATTCCTCTATCTGCATCTTTATCTATGTCTACAAGAAAATATCCTAATCCTTTTGTAAGTGAGTCTAGTATAACCTGACTATATAAAGACTTACCATTTGATAAATACCAACAATAATCTGCAACATCTGAATGTACTTGAGCTACGTCTACGTCATCTCCTGTTGCTCCCACAGCTTTCCATTTAGGATTATTCGCAGTAACAAAGTATTTCATTATTTCTATAATAGGAGTTATCCTATTTATAGTAAATGTTGGCATACCAGATTCTTCTAACATAGTCATTTCATCTTTAGTTAGTTGTTCATTAAGATAAAAATCATATCCTTTCTGACTAGTTGTCTGCCATCTTTGCCTATGGGAGTTATTTGCTTTATCCCATATTTGTTTGTTTACTTGTGCTTTTGATTTTTTAGTTGTTCTTGCCATTAATCCTTTATCTCCACATGAACTAGGTCGTCAAATCTATTATCGTTAATATCTCCATCAGAATCCCAATCTCCACCCCAACGTATTTTAATACCCATTGCTTGACCTAATCCTCTTAACATTCCACCCATGTAGTGAAACATCTCCCTATCTTCCCAATCTATCGGGTAAGGAGCGAGGTCAACAGCTTTTCCTTCTATGTGTTTGGAATACTTAGTTTTAGTTTTCCCCTGCGCTAACAATTGCTCTTGCCGCTCCTTACTCCGAAGTCCTTCGATAATAGTAACATCCATTATCTTTATTAGTTCATTAAGAACATTGACAAGTCTAGCATCAACACCTTTTAATCTCTCTTTACTTCTCTTACCAAATTTGTACATTATTTTCTTTTTTGTTTTAAACTTCTTAAAATTTCTTTTTCTGGATTTCTTTTTTCTGGATTTCTTTTTTTATTAGACCTTCTAATTTCCATAGGTTTAGATTTTAATTTAGATAAAACTTCTCCTTTTTTCTTATAATGAGGAGTACATACCTTTGACGCTTCCGAACTACTTAATCCTAATTTTTTTCCTTTAGAAATACATGAAGCTTTATTTGCAACATATTTTATAGGATTTTTCATAAACTTACCTAAGGTTTTTACTTTACCCTTGTCTATCTTTGCCATTTAAATTTTCCTTTTATGCAACTAACCAACTTTTTGCTTTTCTTTTTGGTTTAAACCAACTCTTTTTTTCCTTATCTTTTTTCATATTAGGAGGAAAAGCGTGTATTTGTGAGTAATAAAGGCTCTCAATTGTATCATCGTGAGCCATTTTCGGGCCGAAAGTAAGGATTTCGTTGATTAAATCAAACATATTTTTCCTTAAATGCACTGTTCCTGTACTAAAACGTGCCGAAAGTCCAGAATAAATGCGATTTCTTTTCTGAGTTCCGCCAGGCTTTTCTGGAATAACGGAAATATCAAACTTATTTAGTCTTCTTCTTTCATCGTTCAATGCTTGGAATATACTTCTATTCATCGCTACATCTTCCACAGTTGATGACATACAATTATATTTTTGATGAAGTTCTAAGATTATATCTACGACTCCTTTCTTTCCTATAATATCTCCTGTCTCTGGATTCTTAGAACCAATGGTAGGAATACTTCGATGTCTTTCATATTCCAATACATATAGTTCATTGTTAGAATCAATAGCTATTACAGTAATAACTGAAAAGTCACTATGCTTTGTATCAATGTCTGTGGCTGGGTCGCAACCAATGAATGTATTAACAGGTATATCATTACCATCCTTAACAATATAATTAATTCCATCTTCATGTTTGTAATACCCATTCCAATATTGTATATGTTCTCTTCTCCATATTGCATCCTCTTCTGATTGTACTTCCATCATATATTCTTGATAAAACTTTTGAGGTTGTCCAGAATCTGCATAAAACTTTTTCTTTTCTTCTATTTTAGAATATGGAAACCATCCTTCCCATAATGGAGTCTTGTCATCTATTAATGCTTTGTATGTAATTACTTTCCAAGCGAACTCTTTGTTTTCTTTCTTTGCTTTAGCATACTTGTTTATTAATTGATTTATGAATGAGTCGTAATGTACAGGAGTACCATTAACACGCAACCGACCAGTATGAGGTTCAATAGCAGGATACACAACAGCAGTAACAAGGTTAGCGTTCTTATCTCTGGCTTCCTTCGTAATAGTGTTGGCCTCATGCTCGAAGTCATCGAGTACGATAAGGTCATATCTTTTATGTAGTTTCGCACCTCCTCTAATTCCCGCCACATTGCTTTTACTAATAAGTTTACACCCATTTGCTAACTCTATATCTTCTTCTGTCCATTTCTTTCCTTTCATCTGTCCAAAATAATATTTTATGGAATCGTTATTTTCTAAATGATATTTAATATAATCCATGTTACCCACACTAAGTTTCTGTGTAGCGGATACCCATGCATAAAATAAAAAGTTTTCTTTTGTTGCAAATACAAAGTCTTTAATAATAGATGCTTTTGTAAGAACTGTTTTACCATGTCCTCTAGGAACAATAATTGCAGTTTGTTTTATATTCTTATCATCTATTGCATCTGCAATCTCGTAATGAAAAAATGGAGTTTCGGACCGCATAAAATCATCTGGAAGAAATAACTTACCAAATGATATAAGGTCTTTATATGCTAATCGTAATGCTTCTTCAGCTTTTGATACATTTTGTGAATTAATATTCACTTATGTACTTTTTTTAAAAATTCTTTAGGGATTCCACCCTTAATCCAATATTCGCCTTTTTCAAAATCTTTTAACATTTTTTTATTTAACCAACTTTTTGGAACTTCAAATTCAAGAATATTTGGTTTTGATTTTTTACCAGTTTGAGGATTAAAATTATATTGTTTTTTTGCATATCCTTTAACTACATCTATTTTATCACCAACATAAATCCCTTCTTTTGATGGTTGAGTAATTGTTTCATTGTAATATTTTTGATTTTGAGGAGAAACAAATTTTCCTTTTTTTACCATTTTACCTTGATACCAATCTGGAACACCCCTATATAAAGTAACCATTTCTTCACCAGCCTCTTTTGCAGTTTTTAAAATTTTTTTTCCAGATACCATTTGCCCTATAAATGGAATAGCCGCTGCTGCAGACAAAGCTGCGTCACCAAATTCACCTTCTAATGCATAAAGAGTCGCATCTGCTAAATCAGCAACATTACCCAATGCAGGTGTCATACCTGCGGCCATTAATGCATTATGTATAGATTTTGTACTTTTATCTATATTGCCAGAATTAGTTATATCAACTTTAGTTTTATCATTAATTGCAATCATTATATCAAAAACTTGATTGTTTGAAACTTTACTTTTTTTTCTTTTTTTAGGAAAAAGATTTAACCTTTTGCCATTTTCATTCATTTTCTTGTTTATATTTGCTATCTAAATATTTACTAAACTTATCATCCAACTTTTGCATTTCAATAAAATCATTCAATAATGTTTCTGTTATTCTAAGTCTTTCTGTAACAAATTGCAATTGAGTATATATGCTTTGTATAGAACGCCTCATATCGTGTTTTGTTATTGTATTTTTCTTTTTCATGTTGTCTCCATCTTTTCTGGTACTTCAATTATGTCTATTACTTTACGAATCCTTAATATATCGTAATATGTTTTTGATGACATATCATAAAGTATGTATTCTTTTTTTACTCTATTGTTTAATTTTTTTAATAATATAATAGCTTCGTCTAGTTCCATCTTGTCTGGAACATCATCTAATGCATCAGTCCATTTTTCTCTATTCATGATTTTCTTAAGAACTTTAAATACTCACAAGCAATTTCTGGATTAAATATTGTAGTTACTAATCTATTGTCATCGTCATCGTATCTAGGGTCTATAATAGTAACTGGACAATTAAATATATTCTTATCGTCTAATCCTAGTTTGTCTGCATAACTATCCATTATTTTGAATGATGCTACTTGCAATGCATGAGATATAAGTCCTGACGCTGGGTCTTTTATTACTTGATACCCTGAAACATGAGTATGTCCACAAGTAAGTATGTGGTCTTTCCACCCCATCTGAGCTGCTTTAGCAACTCCATGAGCTGTGTTCCACATAGAATTACCTTTAAATGTATGCCTAGCGTTTATAGTAACTTCTTTACCATTGGGAAAAATAAGGTTCATTCTTGCACCAAATCTTTCATATAAACCTTTATGGTCTCTCATAATAAATTCTAGTGGGTCTCCATCTCCACTCCATACATCATGATTACCAGCTACTAGGTATAACCAATTTAATTTATTAACAAAGTATTCAGTAAGTCTCCACGATTCTTTTGCAGATGTAGATTGTTGTCCATACAATGCTTGTAGTCTACCTATCCAATTGTTTTGTATGTCTCCTAAGTTCCCAGCAAACATTCCTTCTGTGTCATTGATAAGGTCTATGTACATTAATATTTGAGATAAGTCTGTACCATCGTCATCTACATGAGGGTCTCCAAAGTGTGCAATACCTATAGGGCCGTCAATATTTATTGTTATGTCTACAAGCTTCCTACTTTCTTTTGATTTCTTTTTTTGTCTATATGCTTTTTTTCTAAAGTCTATGATGTCTTCTATTGGCATCATATCTGGGTCTCTATCAGCAACTTTGAATGGAGATGGTTCGATTATAACAGGATTCAATGTTTTTCTACCACAAGAATTGCATTGCCATTGTTGTTTCTTTACATCTCTACGATAATGAAATCCATCTTTTCTTATATTCCTAGCCCCGCAACTAGGACATCCTATAATATTACCATCATCGTCTTTTCTAAATTCATCAACTGTTTGTTTAATTGTCGTGTTTGAGTTCCCCATTGTTTCCCTCGGATATTTGTTTTCTAGAAGCACCTTCTAATTGTTCTTGTGAAAAACCTTCAAATACACCTAGAAGACCTACTTCTTTTTGTTTGACATTGTTACCTGACGTTCCAACTATCTTACCTAGTTCTTTCACAGATTGCAATGTTATGTTATCATCTTCACTATAATCAGCAAGATGTTTTAGTTTACTAAGTATATACTCGTGGTCTATACCTAATCCTTTTGCGACATCTAATACAGACTTTTGTATTTCTTCCATTACCCTTTCCTGTTTTAATAGTACAGTTGCTTTCTTTCTTGCCTTTTGGTCGTTTACTTCTTTATAAGCATTTTTATATGCCTCTACGGCTCCCATACCGACAACGACATTTGTAGCAAATTGTTTTTCTTTATTAGTTACTTTTGTTCTTTTGTGTATTTGTTCCGATGTATTTTTTATCTTAGTAGAGAATGTATACCTATTTGGGTGATTATCAAAGTCTGTATCCATCTTTGTAGATTCTTTGTTTATGAAACTACCTACAATAGTACGAACCCATCCTTTTGCATAGTTATAGTTTTTTGAATCTCCATGATGACTTACTCCATTTTTTACTTTTAGTAATTGAACTATCCTATCATCATCACTATACACCCAATCACCTTCGTTAGCTTTTCGCCAATCTGGATGCACTATTGTATTTGGATATGTCTCTCTAAACTCTTCTATATCTTCGTAGACATAATGTTCTACGTCTTTAATTTTTCTTTTTTCCGCCATTCTAATGTTGATTTTGTTAATAACAATACTTGAGCAGATAAGTCGTCAATCAAGTCTCCTACTTCTTTAGGTACAAAAAATATCTCGTCATCTATCTCTAGAGGAACTAAATCCATAGACAATCTCTTTAAAATCTTTTCTTGTTCCGTTAAGGATAAATTTGATAGCCCTTCTATTAACTGTGACATTTTACACCTTTTATTTTATCCCGACCCAACCACCCATTAAGTTAAACTATTAGTCAATATTATACAAGTAAAACCCCCAGTTATATTAGTAGAAAAATTGTAGGATTTTGTTATGTAGCCTTTTTCCCATTATATACCCCCTATATGGGGGATTTGCTAAATAACTTTTCAGTTATTTTTCATTTTAATTATTACTTTAATAATTAATTAACAGTCAATAATAAGGAGAATATTATGGCACTATATGGAAAACCACAGGAAGAGCCTGTGGCTGAAACAACAGAAGATAGAGTTGAATACTATCGTAAACTAGCTCGTGCTGTTAGAGATGATGGCTTGAAGAAGATACTAGCAGCTCCTGTAAAGAGCAACTACAATAAAATGTTCAAGCAGTGGGATAAGACTCAAAGAGATTACAAGGCTGAACTTGCTAGTAAGTTGCAAACTATCAACGAGTTCTGTAAAGATGAAACTGGTGTATCGTTAGAGAAAGAACCCGAATTACCTAACTTAAATATATAAGGAGAACAAGAAAAGGGGGCTTTATGTCCCCTTTTTTTATTAAACTATTTAACCTATTACATTTAACTGTGTGATATAAAGTGTTTAACTGCTTAAGTGTCGTAAGAATATAACATACAGACAACAGGGATTATTACTTCTGTTTTTACGATAACTTGGGTATTAACTTATTAGGACTGAAAATTTTAAAATCCATTTAGATAGTGGGTTATAATCTATCAGATGGTAGCGATATGGAAAGCAAGATAACTCGCTTAAGTGTTGAACACTATAGCTGACGAGCTTAAAACATCCCAATCCATATGAGGTAAACATTATGGTCTTGCAAAATTTATTCTGTGCCAATTCAGATAAAATGTTGTCTAAAATAGTTACAAGGTTGCAATACCTAGAGACACCTCGCAAAGAAGAAAGGCGGGTTAACAAATACTTCCCAAAAGTTGCTTGGCAAACAACCGATTGGATAATTGGAGTCTAGGAGGCCATGATGATACCTTGTGAGTTGCGTAGGTTAAACTCTCAAAAATTTTAACTAGGCCCAGACCCGAGCAATCTGTCTGAGAACACTATAGTGCTGCGTAACCAGAAGCTAGTTCTTCTAATATCGTAGTTTAACGTAGATGTTCGGTATAAACTGCTCAAAAATTTTAACAAAGGAGTATTAATATGGAATGGTTTAACTACGAAAAATTTCGAGACCCAAAGAAAATGAACTCACTCGAATTAAAATATGAAGCGAAAGCATTAGAATCTCGTTATCGTGAAGATAATTGGGATTTGTGTAAATCAACACGTTGGAAAGAACTACAAAAAGCATTAAGTGAATATGATACATGGAAATACCGTAAAGAATACGATAATGAACATCCCTTCAGCAGATTTGGTTCAAAAGACCGTTATAAAACATTGTATAACAATTTAATTATAAAAGAAGGAGACTAATATGTACACAGGAAATTGGTTTAAAGATAATTATCCAGACTTAGTAGTTGATGCTTATGACGAGGGGAATGTACTAGTTATAGAAATTCCTCATGGCAGGATAAAAATTATGCCAGAGCATCGCAAGCCTAGGCGTAACAAAAAGAACCTTCATAGCTAAGTTGGTTCTTGGGTTTTTAATGTAGTGTAGTTTTCCCTCTAATAAAACTGCACGATGACAATATAAAGAGCAAGGTCGCTCACTCTGATAGTTACTCCATTCTATCTGATATGACTTAGTTACGGCTATAACTGATACAGTAAATGCCGATTCGCAATGGCTTTGGAATGTCTTGCTCTTTTTAATCTTAGGAGGTTATAATGACACAAGTATATTATCCACGAATATTAGTAAAGTTGTATAATGACAATAATGTATTACTTCATAGTTTTAATTGTAAAAACATAGGTGATTGGAATGAACGTACTTGTAAAGCATTCTATGTTAGTAACTATAAAACACATAATGATGCAAAACCTATTCATCATGAACTTGATTTCTATATTCGCCATAAAACATATAGTGTAAGAATGGAAGCTGTTAAACAAATAAAGGAGAAGTTATGACAAATCAAGAAGTTCATCCACATAGTTGTTCTTGTGGTGATAAATATATTAATCATGCTCACGATTTTCCATATTTAGGATGTGTTTGCTTGACTTGTGGTAAGGGTTCTAATAAGCCAGAAGAAGTAGTTTTTGATGAAGATTTAGTAAAATATTTAGAAATGATGATAAAGTTGGTTGAAGACCCTAAAACAACAACAAGATTTGACCATGTAAGAGGAGCTGTAGAGCAAAGAGAATTGATGGTATTATATCTAAATAAAGCAATAGAGATAATTACGTTGGGAAAGTCTAAGAAATAGTATTTGAGTGTACTTCGGTGGTTAACGCGTAACCAGCTGTAAAAAACGGCTCCCTACATTGCGCAGGGTCATGTACCGAATTCATGTGAGGATAAGGCCGAAGGCACTCAAAGATTTTAAAATGGCTCAACAATTGTTTAGATTGATGTTTCAAAATATTGACGTGAAATTAAAATACACAAAAGTTGGGCCAGAAGTTTACAGGCACTGTTCATTTTCTTATATCCACAACTACAGTATACAGAAAAGGACTCCGCATCCTTAGAGCAGTGCCTTGCTTTTGTGTTGTTCGCAGATTACTCAACAGTATTGGAGTCATGTCCAGTATCTTATCTAATCAATAAGGCACAAAAATTTTTAACACATACAAAGGAGAGCAAATGAACATATTAGTAGCATTATTTATAGCAGTCGCATTTGTATATGGACTGTATCAACTAACAATAGGAGACGATGATGAGTAAACAATCAATATATGTAAAGCATAAAGATGAGATATTTAATTCACTAATACAAACTTTAGAACTTGCTAATAAATCTTATGAAAGCGTTAATAAAGACTATTTTGATGGACATATAGATGCTTTAAAGTGGGTATTAGGTTTAGATAAAACTCAAGAAGAAAAAGACAAAGAATTTGAAGATAAAATTAATGAATTAACCGAAGGAGAAAACAATGATAGCATTTGAACGGTGTGAAGTACCTAAAAAGAAATTAACACAGAAAGATAGAATCAAAGCACATCTTTTGTCAGGTAAAAGTATTACGCCTGTAGAATGTTTTGAGAGAGGATGGGGAATGAGACTAGCAGCTATAATTCATACACTAAGAAGTGAAGGTATGAACATAGAAACAAAGTCAGAAACAAGCAGGTTTGGACATAAGTATGCTAAATACGAATTAGTTAGTGTCATGTTTAAAGAAAAGATGGATAAATTGAGATTATTACTTGGTATATACAACTATAGAAGAGTTGAAATAGAAAGGAATGAACATGGAGATTATATATTGAATATACCTAGACATCAACAATTACAAGAAGAACATTACATTAGTCTTCAAGAAAATACTGGATTAAGGTTGATACAGAATCGTTGGGAAGACTCTTGTACTGGATACTGTTACAACTACACAATACAAAAAGGAAAAGAGTATGAAATACAAACTGTATGAAGATGAAGACAATAGAAACGAGTTTGTTGCTGGTACTTACAAGATTGGTTACATTGGTTTCAAACCATCTTATCTTGTAAAAAAGTTCGGACCTCCTATGCATGGAAACGGAAAAGTATCTGGAGAATATGTATTTGAATCAGAAGAAGGTAATCCTATCACAGTCTACGATTGGAAGTACACAACATTGTATGATAAAGATAATGAATACACTCCTGAAGAATTCTGGAAGCTTGACAAAGAAATACGATTCAATGTTGGTGGTAAAAGTACCGGTCATTACCATGACTTTTACAAATGGATTAGAAGTCAATAAAAAATGGTATGTGGACAGATATGGCGGCTAGTTAACACTTCATCTAGTACGGGGCCCTCACGAAGTCACTTAATTAGTCGTCTGTCTGTTGACTATAAGTATTGATATTATTAAATTTAGGACACATATAAGGAGAGATATATGGATATTGAAAGCATTTACAATGCTTACTTAAAAGAAGAAGAAAAGACTAAGCAAAGAGATAAGAATGTATTTCATGCTTCGTCTGCTGGTTCTTGTTACAGAAAACAAATGTATTCTTATTATGATTACCCATCTGATGTTAAAGATGATAAGTCATATAGATTACTAAGACTTGGAACTATTGTACATAAAGATGTTGAGAAAGCATTAATGAGTTATGCTGCAAAAGTAGGAGAGATGAATCCCAATTCTGATGTACCAATCGCTAGAGGTATTCATTTTGAAGAAAAAATCAAATTAGAACAATTAGAAGTATCTGGTACATTTGATGCTGGTGAAAGAATAGTAGATACTATCAATAATACTGTTGAATTTAATTTATATGATTTGAAGACAGCAGCCGCTTACAAGTGGACTACTAAGTTTGGTAGAAAACAAAATAGAATTGCTGATTCTGATTTGAATTACAAACTTCAATTAGGTACTTATGCTTTAGGCATAAGGCATAGATACAATCCAGATAGAATCAATATGTATCTAGTGTGGTACAACAAAAATACATCCCAGATGAGAGAGCAATTAGTTTCTCCAGAATGGATAGACAAAGCTCTTGAGTATTGGGAAGAAGTGTATGAAATAAAAGAAGACTTAGGCAAAGCATTTGAGACAGAACTAGAACCTATGATTACATACGGAGTACCTATGCAAGATTGGGAATGTAGTTACTGTCAGTTTGAAAGCATATGTCCAAGTACATTATCTAAAAAGAAATAATAAAGGAAACACAATGGAAAACAATACACCTATCATAGTTGATGAATCTATGTTGTCAACTACTGATGAAATAAGAAAAGCAATCACAGTAAAACACAAGAAGGTTTCATTTATGAAAACTCCTAAACCATACATCAAACAGAAACAAGGTATGGATTATGTAGAATATTCGTATATGAGAGAAGTCGCTGATAAAGAATGGCCAGGTTGGTCTTGGGAAATTGTTAGAACCGAGAATCTTGGTAGTGCAGCTTATGTAGTTCATGGTAGATTGAAGTGGTATGATGAAGGTATTTGGCGTACAGGAGATATGGTAGCAGCTCACAGGATACAGACAAAAAGAGGAACTGGAGAGTTTGTTGATATTGGTAACGATGTCAAAGCTGCTAATACAGATGCAATAAAGAAAGCATTTAATATGTATATGAATATTGCAGATGATGTGTATAGAAATCAAATAGAAGATATGGAATTGTCAGATGAAGAAAAGAATGATATACTTGTTCTTGCTTCAGAACTTGGAGATGACAGAATGGCATCTATACATAAACTGATTAATGATGGACAATTGAACAAAGCAAACTACAAAGGTTCAGTAAACAAACTACAAAGAGAGATAGACAATGCAAACAATACAAACAAATGATGACAATTATTTGGTAGAAGGTGAAGTTTATTCTGTAGGTACATCAGATGGAAGAGAGTTCAATCAGATGGTATTTACAGGAAAGAAAAACTTCAATGGTAAACCAATGATGACTTTCAAGAGACTGCAAACTGGTAAATCACTTGTGATTAATCCTTCATACCATGCTTTCAGTATGGAAGAAGAACCAGAACCATTGCCAGAAGACTTGGAATCAAGAATAGATGTTAATATACAAAACAGAATAAAAGGAGACTACAATGGGTAAAATCAAACAAAGTGACCTAGATAAACTTAAGGAGGCTGGCAAGTTGTCAGCTTCTGCTGAAAAAGCACTTAAGAAAACTAAGTCAGTATCAAAAAAAACAACCACTACAAGAAGGTTTATCAAGACAAAGAATGGAACATATGTTTCACCTAGTCTTTACTTTCGTGGTGGTAGAGGACTTGAACCATCAGATGAGATGATTAAGTTTCAAGCAGAGTACGACAAACTAGTAACTAAATACACAACAACGAACACTAAATAGGAGAAAACAATGGCAAAAGAACTAGAAAATGTTCTATTCGATAGCAACAAGAAAGAAGCATTTGTACCAGTAGAAGAAGGTACATACTTTGCTCACATCTCAGAACTTACTACTAAAGAGATGAATACAAAGGCTGGGCCTGCTATCATTGTAAACATGGGTTACACATTGGATGATAAGTGTGCTACGTTAGACCAACCAGCATATGAGATGGTAGGATACAAGCATAGATTAGATGTCAATGGTAAAAAGATTCCATTATTAGATTCAGATGGAGAACAGAAATTAATACCTTGCACTCACTTGCCGGGTAAGAAGTTTTATGACAATGGTTTCTTTATCTTTACTAACAATGAATCTGCTAACAAGAATAGCAAATACTTCAAATTACTTGATTCTTTAGGTATCGAACTTGAAGAAGTAAATGGTATGAAGAAACTAGTGCTAGTAGAAGAAGAAGATGTAATAGGTCTTCCTGTTCAGATTACACTTGAAACTCATACATATGTTACAAGAGATACAAAAGACTTGCCTGTTGACCAACAAGAGAAAAGGTCTTTGTTGAAAGCAAATGAAGTAACACTATGGGAAGGTGGAGAACGTATTAGTCAAGAGGAACTTGACGACGATGTTCCTTTCTAAATAAGTTGCAACCGAGAGATATTACTTGTTAATTTTGAGACGAGGGTGGTGTGTATTCAACCCGTATACTCTCCATATATACTCGTCTCTCTCTCGGCATCACCCTCAAATAATTAAGGAGAGACAATGAAAGAATCAACTGCGTTAATTAAACTGACAAAATCTGAAATAGATTTAATAATAAATTCTTTAGAACTTACTGAAAAGTTATCTGAACATTTCAATGGATATGATGCAGATAATATGTTTACATATAAAGTAAAACATGATTTCATTAAGATAAGAAAAGATATAATAGAAGGAGAGAACAACAATGAAACACAAAACAAAGTGGAACAGAAAACTCAAACAAATCAAAGAGCTTGTGTTATCTGCGATGACTGATAAACCAATATGGAAACCAGCAAAAGGTTTGTCTTACATAAAAGATGTTCCTGTTGGTCAACTAGTTAAGGTTGGAAACCAAACAGCAATTGTTGTAGAACATACTGATGTATCAACAGTTATTCATTGTGTCGAATATGAAGGAGAAGATAAATCTTTTTATGTAGGTAGACATAGATGGGCAAATACAACGGAGGTCCAAACAATATGAGACAAGTTAAGTACAAACAAAATGAATATGATGCTAAAAAAGCAGATGGGTCTATAAAGTATTGTACTAAATGTAAAAAGTGTTGGGAGATAACTGTTGGCTCAGCTCAATCTAATGGCAAGAAAAGAAGAAACTTGTTGTATTACGACAACTTTGTTTCTTATGGTAAAGAAAGAGAAATTTGTAAAATGTGTAAAGGAGAGTAAAATGGGAAATATAAAAGATGCAATAGAAGACATAGATAAAATGAAAGAACAAATGAATAAAGATGATTATTACGAAAAGTTGCAAATAGAACAAGAGTTGCAGATGAGAATAGATTGGTTAGAAGAGGGATTGAAAAAGATTAGTAATCATTATTCTTATACAGATGTTCCTATATACGTTAGGAATATTGCTCGTTCATATCTTGATGGAGAACCTACAACTGCTGACGAATTCAATGAGTAAGTGTCCAGCTTGTGGATTCACTCCACCAAGAAAAGGAGAAAACATAAGTCTTAAAATGAGAAACTTGATGTCAAAGAGGAGTAAGAAAACAATCGAGTCTCTCAACAAGATAGCGAAACTTATTATAAACAATGTACCTCAAGACAATAGAAATACATACTATAACTTTCTTTATGGTATCAAAGATTGTAAGGATGACATTGTGACATATTGCATAGAATCATACTATGATACTAAAGCATTTGAAAGAAATAAAGGATTTGCATATCTTAGAGTAATTATACAAAATCAATTCAAGAATAACGATAAAATACTAGAAAATGAGAGACGGAGACTTGGTTCTGTACCACCAATAATAGATTAAAGGCTCCCCATCGGAAATTTAAAAATCTTTTTACAATAAAATAAAAGAGGTTTATAAATGAAAAAAAATGTTGGCGCATTGGGGAGCTTTTATAAAAGGAGAGAATATGATAATATTAGATATATCTGAATATTTATTAAATGCTATACTATTAATGATTATAATACATTACTTAGTATTCTTAATAAACAAAATAAAAGGAGATTAGTATGAGATACTATTGGGAAGTTTTATTTAGCACAGAGTATTTTCCTTATTGGGAGTTTACAATGCTAATGATGTTACTAATGTTGTGTAGTATATTATGGAGACTACATAGGATTGAAGAAAAATGCGACATCTTAAATGAAACAGTAGACTACATTAGAGGAGAACAAAGAAGTCTATATGAAAGTTTAGATGAAATAAATTAACATAACAAAGGAGAGAGATATGTTACAAGAAGCTAAGTTTCCTGTAAAGGAAGTACCAGCAATAGGAGTTGATTCTGAGAGAGAGATAGACTCCACAGGTTACAAGTTTATAGTAAGAGAAGATACTGGCAGAGTTCTTAGTTGTATGACTAATAACTACAAACTAGTAAAGAACGAAACTATAATCAAAGCAGCTAACCCTCTTATCAAGAAGATGGGTGGCAAATTGTCAAATGTTGATGTACTAAGAGAAGGTGCAAAAACTATGATGAAGTGGACATTTCCTGACAACAAAGTTAAAATGTCTAAAACAGATGAGATGATACCAGAGATTAACATCGTTAATAGTTATGATGGGACCGTAGGTCTAAACATACTTGGTGGTGCATTTAGAATTATATGTTCTAATGGTTTGGTTATTGGATTCATAGCATCTAAGTACACAAACAAACACATCAAGACTAACATAGCATTGAATGATTTAGATAGGATTGTTGAAGAGACTGTCAATAATACTTCTATGATATTCAATGATGAGTTTCCAATTCTTGCAGAAACAAAATTCCAAGAAAGGCATCTATTAGATTTTATTAGATTGTTTCCAGAGTATGCAAATACAATGGTTACTGATAAAATAATTATAGAGAACCCTAAGACATTTTGGGATTTGCTAAACGTAGGTACTAACATACTTACACATAAGATGAATAGGAATATGGATTCTACTCACAATCTTGAAAGCAAACTTTACCCTAAAGTAAAGAAGATGGCATTGAAAGAGGCGAAAGTTGCCGTCGCTTGATTGGTACGATTGTCCTATAGTTATACCTTATTATGGTGGGAAGTATGAGTTGAGCAAAAAGTTTGTTCCGCTCATACCTCACCATGAGAGGTACTTCGAAGTTTTCTCTGGTGGATTATCTATGTTCTTCCGTAAATCAAAA